AGCGCATTGTGGGGCAGTTCCGCCTGGAGATTACCGACGACATGCCGGCAGCATTCAAAGGATTACGTTTGGAGATTCCGCAGGTGCCTACCCGCTATAATGTGACAAGTGGCGCTTGCACTCCTGTCGATCGCGTCAGCACACTCTCATGGACTGGCAGCGTGTCTTCTTTCAACTTCTTCATTCTTGCAGATGATGAAGATGTGACCGAATACGATATAACCGTCACAGCTCTTGACGCTGATGGCGAACCACTCCAACAGCGAGTATTCCCCGGTGTTGGCATAAAGAATAACTACCGCACCACATATCGCGGTTCTTTCTTCACTGATGCGCCTGTTAGCACGTCGTTCACTGTTGCCGACATACAAGATTTTGATGTAGTTAATTTCTAAGGGTATGAAATACACAATCCTTTTTCTCGCTCTATTATTGTTTGCAAGCTGCGAAAAGTTTGATGTGAATAATAATGATAAAAACTCCGACGCGGTGAAGCTCACCTTCCAGACGGTATTCCGCGACACCACCCGCGGCAGTGTGTCGAATGCGTTCACCAAGTTAAATGTGATGCTCTTTAATACCGATGGTACGAAAGTGTGGGATAGGGTGAAGTCGCAGTCGGTGGCTGATGCTGACTTCGGCACTATGTCGGTTAAGTTATCAGCTGGCACTTACACCGTTGTGGCGGTTGGTCATTCTTCTAAGGTAGCAGCCACTATTAAGTCGCCCGACGTGGTGCAGTTTACCGCCTCTGATGGAGAAAAGCTGACCGACACATTTTGCCATTACGGACAGATTACGGTTGACGATGAGCACCGCGAACACACCCTGAATATGTACCGAGCCGTGGCAATGGTTCAGTTTGTCCTGACTGACAGCGAAGTGCCGCAGTCATTCTCGCACATGGTGATTGAGTATTCGGGTGGTTCTGCTAACTTTAACCCTATCACGTTGCAAGGTATCACCAAATCGTCTCAGTCGGAGCGTCGCGTCCGTAATGAGTTGATGGTTCACCAGGTATTCACCTTTCCGTATATGTCGGAGAATGGGACATTGAAGATGACCGTCACTGCCTACGATGGCGAAGGCACTGCCATTCGTCAGCGCACCTTCGATGCCGTTCCCGTCACTCGCAACCGCATCACCACCTACACGGGGCATTTCTTCGAAGACGGTGACGGTTCATTCTCACAGACCGACTTTGGTTTCGTCGTTCATGCCGATTGGGATGGTGAGACTAATATCGAGTTTTAAATAAAAAAAAGAGGAAGCGGTGGTGCTTCCTCTTTTTCATCTTTTGCAGGGTAGGTTCACCCTTCGTGAGCTACTACGAGTCTGCGACCGTTCGACGTAATTATATGATTCTCGTCGCTGGTCATGAGAGCTCTGATGTCGATGAGCATGTTCTTCTGTCCCGTGAGTGTAACGCGGCAGGTAGAGCGCTGGCGGTTCTGTGCGGTATATGCAATGTCTGAAACGGTTGCTTTACCTCCGAGCAACAGTCCGTCCTGGGTGCGGTTTTTGTTGCCACTGGTGGTTGCCAGTTCCACCTGAACCGTCTGCCCGATTAGGTCGGCTATCTCTGCCACTCCGATTGCGTTGAGTTCCGTATCATCCACCACCACCGCGTTGGCGGTCAGTGACCACGATAGTGACACGACTCTATTCTTCGTCCATGCACCTTCATCATCCTTGGTTGAGAATTGCTGAAGGTTCACTTGCACTTGCAGACTACATTCGAGGGCGGCACCGATAACCTTGCCACCGATGAAGATTCTGAGGTTTTGTCCTTTTACTGTTGCCATTGTTCGTTGGGGATTAAGACCCTGCGGCAAAACCGTAGGGCACGGTGGTTACTATTCGATTACGGGTTGTAAGGCTTCAGCGTATGGAGTCCAGTCGATGCCCTCCTTCTCTGCACGGCCTGCCTCGAGGCACTCGTTCTTCCATGCCAGGCAAGCGTCGTTGAAAGCCTTCAGCGCAGCCTTGGTCTCGAAGTCGTGATAAACAGGTGTACCGTCTGCCTCTTCGCCAATCTTCATGCGACAGGGAGCCGTGGCGGTGGTGAAGTTGATTTGGTTCTCGATAGAGAGCCACACGGGTTTGCCCTCCCATGTCATGCCGCCCACGATCTTCGCCGTGATGCGCTCGTTGATGTCGGCGATGATGGCTGCCTTTGCCTGCTCAAAGCTGGGCTTGCCCTGCTTCTTATAGAACTCAATCTGATACCACTCGGCCATCTCACCCTCTGTTGGGTTCAGTCCGTACATGATGACCACGCGGCTCTGGTCTTCTGATACAGGCTGGAAGTCAGCCGCTGTGCCGCAATACTTGTTGTTCATATCTTTACTTGTTAAGTTGTTTATTTAGGTGTGAAAAGCGGTGTGGGGTTAACTATAAAAAAGAGAAACCTCAAATCATGCTGCCTTAATGATGTCACCGTCTATCTCTTCAAACAGATGGTGACGGATGTTGTAGGATGCTGAATGCGATAGAACACCCAGATAGGAGTTGATGCTTGCTTCTGCGTGTTCTATATCGCGCAGGTCGATGGTCTTCACGTTCTGCTCGATGCGAGCCAGCGTCTTGTTGCTGATATAGTCGCGGTATGGTTTGACGAACGCGCCCAGGAACTCCACACCCTTGTGTATCTCTCTGATGTGTACTTTGCCCATATGTAACTGAAGGTGTAGCTCGTCCGCGAGAAATTCGCGCTCTCTTGGTACCTGCTTAATTAGCCACTCGCGGTCAGGGTCTATCTGTACCGAATCGTCCACGTAGCGGCCGTAGTGTTTGCACTTTATTTCTCTCTTGATGAATTGGTCGAAGACGTTCAGGTACACATTACTGAATAGCTGGCTGGTGAGATTACCGATGGGTAGTGCTACACCCGGTTCTGCGAATCTCATACATTTGGCGTGGTCGATGTCGTCCCAATCACTATCGTCACCCACAATGATGCAATTCTCCATTGGGTCGAGCATGATTATCTGCTCGGTGAGCCACAGAATGAAGTCGAAGTCGCGGATGTCTGACCACGTGGTTGCAGGCGTCAGCAGCACACCGCTTGGTACACCCTCTATTTCTTCAGTTATACCGACGCGATGGGTGCTCATCTTGCGGAGTGAATCGGTGGTTATGCGTAGCAGTATCTCACGGTTTATGTGCATGAAGTATCCGCGTATGTCGAGGCTCATAGCGTAGGCATTTTCCTTCCAGTTTAGTGATGCCTTCCGTATATGCTGGCGGATACGGTCAACGCCGTAGTGTGTGCCGCGTCCCTTGATGCACGAATACGAGTCGGCAATAAATGTGCGCTCGAATATCTTATGAGTATATCGGAAATAAAGATGATGCACGATGCGGTCGCGGAACATGGCGGCGAACACTTCGCGCTTCTTTGGGTAGTCAATAATAAAACACTTGGATGGTTGAGCTTTATATCGGCGGCTCAACAGGTCGTCGCACAGCTCGTTGAGATTGTCGGCAAGGTTTCCTTCAAACTTTACCACATACGACATTTTGTGCTTGTGGCGTGCTGCGTCGTAAAATGCGACGTACAGGTCATATAAAAGCTGCGCACGGGTCAGCTTGTAATCTTCAGTAATAATGGTAGTAGGATGACTCATCGCCTGTTGAGTTTAGGCCTGGTCAACCAGTGCTGCACCGCCCTGACGCTGAATCCGTTGAACCGATTGTTGTTGTTCGTGGGATTCACTCCTCCTGAATTGAAGTTCAGGTTGTAACCGTTAGGCTGGCTGTGGAGCGACGAGCTCCAGTAGTTGCCGTTCGCGCCTCTGTTGTTGAGCGAAGTGCCGTTGCGGTTGCCCGAGGCGGGGACTACCTGAATCCCCTGCCTTCGTCCGAGAATGGCGATGTTTATCTGAATTGTTCGGTTGTCACCTAATACGACTTGGTGCTGTGGAATCCTGAGTCGGAAGCCGCTGCTCGTCTTTACTTTTTCACGCCTCCTACGGAGGTATGACGGACGACCTATGAACTGGTCTTTTACCGCCTGCCGGGGCGATGAGTCATTAGAGCGTCCTACTATCATAATATTGCGGCAATCTGTTGTTTCAGGCGCTCGATGAACTTGAAGTTCTCTATCGGCGTGCTTGTGGTTAGCGGATATGCCACGATTTGAGATATAAGCCCGCCACCTGCTTCCGTCGTCGGCTGTATTGTGGCGGTCTTTGTGTTCTTTGGCTTGGGTTGTCCCGGTTCTGGCTGACGGTCAGTATCTTCCTGCGGGTCACTGTCCTTCTTGTCTTTCGATTGCTTGATGTGCTGCGATTCCTTCCATTTCTTCACTGCTTCAGCGAGTCGCTCGTAAGTGATTGCCGAGCCGTCCTTCGGTTGGGGTAATTCTACCTTGACGATGATGTGTTTATCGTCTTCACCTTGATAGTCGAGGCGTGTCGGGATATATTTTTCCATTGACTTCAATGGGAATCCGACACGGCAGAATGTATCTTCGCTGTCTTTCATCGGTAAGCGCGTCACGACTATTGGCTTGCGTTCTTTCGTCGCCATGCGCACCTCATCGTTGAATGTGATGACGGCGATGAGCCACGCGCTCCATTCGTATGCTGAATAGAACGGTCCCGTCTTAAATAGATGGATGATGCCCCATCTGTCCGCTGTGTCGCGGTCGCGCTCCTGTTGCAGAATGTCGGCTAACTTGGCCATTTTATAAATTCTAAAAAATTCTTTTAATGTGTAATCTATCTCGCTTTTGTCGCGCCGCGCCTTTCGGCGCTTTTGGGGCGACAAAGCTGAGATAGATTGCAGGCCTTTTTTGGAAAAAGACCAGTTACTGCACCGCCCTGACGCTGAAACCGTAGAACCGATTGTAGTAGAACGTGGGATTCACTCCTCCTGAATCGAAGCGCAGGTTGTAACCGTGAGGCTGGCTGAGGAGCGACGAGCTCCAGTAGTCGCCGTACGCGCCTCTGAGGCTGAGCGAAGTGCCGTTGCGGTACCCCGAGGCGGGGAAGAAGATAGAGTTGCCGTTGATGCGCGAGGTGAAGCGACGACCTGCCACGCCATCCTCGTCGGTCCATTCAGAGTCACAGTTAGCATTCAGCTCTTGGAACTCGCCTACAGTTGGCATACGACATGGAGCGCCCATGTTGTGACGCGCAGCATCGTAGGTGTTGTTGACAGGAATATTACCAGTGAGTGCTGCACCTGGTGTAGATGCGTAAGGACCGTCGTTGGATGTACCAAAGTCGTAACCATCAGTGCCGGTGTGTCCGATTACATTACCCCAGCTGAAGTAGAGTCCGTCTTCGTATGGAGTGGCTGCACCGACATTGTGCTCGCACCACAGCAAGCCGCTGGGCAGGGCGAGGTCAACGAAGCCGGTGGGGGCTGCTGCCGTCTGGCTCAGAATTCCGATGACGTTGAACTGCGTGCCGTCGTAGGCCATCACCAGTATGGTATTGGCGTGCACCTTACCCATCGGCATCGGATTTCCGTAGAGTAGGATAGGCTTTGCCGCGCTTCCGTTGACACTGAGTGTCGGATTGCTGGCGGTGAAAGCATTCACGAACAACACTGAGATGATTGCTCCTGGAGTAAGGATGAGGTTCATTATACCTACTGTCTTTGCTGGATTGTCACCAGCGGTCACACTTGCTGAGTAACCGAATCCGAGCGGGCCTACCGAGCCTGTCTCTACAATAGGCTGCACTTTGTCGAGGATTGCCTGTACTTGGGCATCGCTCTGTGTTAAAATAAAAGCTCCCATATAGCTATATGTTTAATTGGTTAATAATGTTAATTTTTTGATTGGGCATTTCGGTGGCGGTTATCTGAATAATGTTATCCCGATATGAGGAATTGAACGACTGAATCTGATACCACGTGTTTGCGTATTGGATAATGCACCATCGGTCGATGTCGGGGTAGTAAGCCATACGGAACATAACAGTGTCGTATGCGTCCACTGCTCCTTCGCGCATTGCCTTCACGCCTTTATTGAAATCTTCGGCTGCCCAGAAGTCACCAAGTATCTCGTACTTCTGACCTGCTGACGATTTACCAAACTCTCCAGTCGTGTTCGCGCTGCGCTTGGCGATGGTGATTCTCTTATTTCTGATGCTTGAAGTGTACATGCTATGAGTCCTCCTCGTTTGTGAGTTTTATGAATGGCTTTACAAGCATATCGAGTGTGTAAGGCACCATCGAGATGCTCACACTCTTAACCGGCACACGGTTCTCGTACAGGTGGTTAGCCAGTAGGAGAGCCGCCATCCTAAAGTCGCTCGGAGCTTGCATTTCACCCTCCACCTCTTCGCCGAACTTCTCCACCAGGTTGTCGTAACTGCGGTTGCAGAGCCGCAGCAGGGTATTTTCGGCTGCATTGCCGTACAGCGTCAGCAGGTCGTCCTCCATTGTGAAGTCCGGCTCAATGCGGCATTGCGCCTTAATTTGATCTAATGTCAATATTCTCATATTCTGAATGTCTTTTATTAAGGTTGCAATACCCTCATAGGTTTACTACAAAAAAAACTCCGCCGCATCATCACGATGCAGCGAAGAATGAAAAAGATTTTGTTATGAGAAAAAACGTCTTTCTATTGTGCTGTGAGAGCACCAGTTCCCTTGAATACAAAGGTGCCTGTGATCAATCCATCCACATTAGCATCGATGGTGCACTGTTGCAGGATAGCTTGACCCTTCAGTCCGCTTTTGGTTGAAGACGTTTGCCCAGTCGCGCCAAACACGACATCGAAGGTGTTGCCGACCTGGAGTAATGTCAGGAATACTGGTGTGAGAGTTACAAGAAATCCTGCCGATGCACTCCATTCTGTATCGCCTGCGACGAATTCTTTAGCCGTAGCAGTGTTGGGCGACGATCGCTGAATGAGTTCTGCCTTACTCTCTATTCTGTTAGTACGTGTTCCAGCGACTGCCTCCCCGCCGACGTACAATATCATTGTTCTACCTAATGTTGCCATATTATACGTTTGATAAATTGGTTTCTATAAGTTTAACGGTCTCTTCATTCTGCTTCCAGTCTCGCTCTTCTGTGATAGCGTAGAATGCTCTTTGTTCATG